TCATGCCCACCTCCCCGCATCGAGGGCATCCTGGAAGTGCTCGGCATAGCCCGCGAACTGCTGCGCTCGATCGAGGATATTGATGATCCGCCGCGCCTGCACGAACTGCGCCGGCGTGCCGCGATCCGGGATGTAGTCGGCGAGCTTCTTGCCGGTGAAAGCGCCCTGCTCCATGCCGCGCACGAGGATCAGCGCCGCGATGTCGGGTCGCTTGACCAGATCGAAGTCGGCGAGGATCTCGCCCTTCTTGATAAGCCCAGCCTTCGCCGCTTCCTTGTCGGCCCACTCGTAATTGCTGTCATGGGTGAGCTGCACCAGGCCGCGACCGTAGGGCGCCTGGCCGTACTTCCCGATCGCGCCGTAAGGCTTGCCCTTGCCCTTGCCGATCTCATCGATCGGCCGCAGCTTGCATTCGCCCCATGCCGTCGCGAGCCCGTAGGCCAGGAAGCCGATCGGCCAGTGCGAGGCGGACACCAGCAGCCCGTTGATCGTCGAAACCTGCACCGTGTCGAGCGGTCCCGTCAGCTCCCGCACCGACGAGAAGAACGCGGCGGCGTCGCCCAGCGTGTGCTTGGCATCGCGCGGCACGTCGAAAGCGTCGAGCAGGTTGTGCAGCGCTACCATGTTGCCGGGATCGTTGAACAGGCCTGGCCTCGCCGTCGCGCGGACGGCGTCGAAAATGGGTGTCCGAGGATCGGTCATAAGCCAGCTTCCTTCTCTATCTTGCGGGTCAGCGCGTTCGCCAAGTCTACGAGGTGCCGCTCGCGCAGGTCATGCATCTCCAGCGCGTGCTGGGCACGGATCTCGGCTATGATCCTGTCGCAGCGATCATGATGCGCCGTGAGTTCGGTTCGGAGGGCGTCGACCTGCTTTTCCAGACCATCGCACCGGCCCATCAGGTCGCTGCGTAGCTTCTCGTCCGCATCGGTTGTCTGCTTCTTCCATGGGCCTACCTGGCGCACGATTAGGGTCACCAAGCCAATGAGTGCCGTGACAGCCGTCAGCCACGCCCCAGCAGCGGTCCATCCGAACCCTGTCGAGATGATGGGAACGGGTGTTTCAGGCATCAGCTAGGCTCCCGGTCGATCATGGGGTGCGTGTGGGTTGCGGCGCTCAGGCATCCCCAGCCAGCACACTCACCATTTCCCGGAGCGCAGCGCCGATCGGTGGAGCCAGCTGAAGCCCGAGATAATCGTGCCCATCCTGTCCAGGGTGCACCGCAGTGCTCGTCACGTATGGCGTATTGGTGACGCCGGCCTTGTAGATACGAGCCGCATCCATATCGATCACACGCACTCGCCTCTGGTCCGCAGCTGCCAGCGCACCCGCCTTAACCGCTGAACCGCGTCCGTTCGCATTCGTGTAGCCGGTAAGGACAACGTTCGGGGTGTAGGGCAGGCGAGCCAAAACGCTATTCAGGACGGCTGTTACACGCGCCTGAATAGCGGCGGGGTCCTGAGAGGTAAGATCATCGTTGATGCCAAGCGCCCAGACAAGCGCATCTGGATTGCGTGCGACAATCGCATCGACGTTGGCATCTGTGAGAGGTGAGACAACCCAGCCCCTGCCACCTACGCCATTGCGTTCATAGTTGTCGCGCAGCCCGAGATAAGTAGCCGTTTGCTCAAACCAGTTACCGGCCGCATAATCCGCGTCCAAGTTGGCGATGAAACTATCGCCTACAACGTCAGTGCGTGGACCAGCGCTAACAACGGGTAGCAGCGTAGAGTCATTGTCGATATTCAGACCGCCGAACTGGACGCCGCGATCCAAGACGATCTCGATCTGACGAGCCTTATGTGTGCTATTCAAGCGCGCCCATGCGATCGTGAACGTCGCGCCTGTGCCCGTTCCGGTAGTCGATGCCTGTGACATGGCCGTGGTCGGAGCTACCGAATAAGACCCAGGCGTTTTGACCGTCGCAGCCGTGATTTTGCCGCTACCGTCAACGTCTAGAACGCGCAGGACGACCGGGGTGGTTGAGGTTCCACCAGCAAGGGGAACATCATCCCCCTTGGCATAGCCGGAGCCCCCGGTGGTGATGCTCTCTACAAGAGCAGCATACGAGATATACGTGTTGGCGCCGAAATCGACCAGAACCAGATGGTTGCCGCCTTGGGTCATTGCCCACCACGGGCCACCGTTTGGCGGTCCTTCTTTGCTCACGAGCTGCTTATCGACGTAGATCGAAACGCCCTCGCCGAAGAAGCTTTGGAGCCGCATCTCGAAACGCCGGCCTGAAAGGGCAAACTTTACGCGGTTGCCGACAAAGCCAGATGCGCTTCCCCAGTAGTTTCCGTCGTACCCGCCGGGACCGACGTAGGACAGCCGAGCATCCGCAGGGGTCACATTCGCAGAGTTCGCGATGCCGGTGATCGCCGAGGCGCCGTTGCTCGCGCCCACCGTGATCGTCGGAGGTGACGACATGACGGCCGGCAGCGGCTGCAAGCCTTGGTAGCGCCGTGCCCATTCAGCCAGAGGCTTGAGCTTGTACGCCGCCCCGACAGCAGCATCGAACTCCATTTTGCGGGCAGGTGATCCATTGATTTGATCAGGAAGAGGGATAGTCATGCTGCCAACTCCAAATAGCTACCGTCCGAGAACTGGAGCGGTGTTCCGTCTGAGAAAGTAAGGGCGGTGGCGGGGACGCCCGACCGATCCACTATAGTTATCGTCTTAGTTGCCGTTGCAGCCGGATAAGCGGGCAGCACGGCCGATATGATGATGGTCTCGTCAGGCTCGAGGGCGAGGTCGGGCACGATCCAGGCATGGAACGAGACGCTGTTCTGACCCGCTGGCACCGTGACCGACCGAGGCAGCTTTTCGTAGTCGATCCCGTACGCAGCCGTGCCGCCGTAGAGCAGGTTCACGGCGACATCGCCGGCAAGGCCGTCGCGCGTCAGAAGGATTGTGTTCGCGATCGAGCCGACACCCTCGGGCACGCTCATTGTCGGCGAGGCGAAGGCGATCGACGGGGCCGGGGCGGGCAGCGCGGCTTCCGCGATGCCCGCGGTCTCGATGATCCCCAGAACCCGGTTGCTGCTATGGCCGATCTTCGCCACCAGGCTGACCCTGGCAGGCCCGATCACGCCACAGGTAGCAACGCCGGCGCCTCTTATCAGCTCGCGCGTGGTCAAGCCGTTACGGCTGATCTCGAAGTACAGTGCCTCCGCGATCGCGCTGCTGAAACGCGCCTGCGCCGTCTGCCCGGCCGACAAGTCGAGCGCCGACGAGTACTGCTGGCTCCCCACCGGCCCGCTCAAATCGAACTGCTGATAGGCCATTGCTAGCGCCTTCCTCGTAGAACTGGTTGATGTGCCTCGATCACCGCGTTGCCCGCCATCAGGTGATCACTCCCGAGGCCACGATGCCGTGGCCCGCCGTCGTCGGGCTGCCGTCCGCCGCGAAGCTGCCGACAGTGGTGATGTTCTGACCATTGATCACAACTTTGCGGCCGTCGGAGATCGCCCCGATATCCACCTTCGTCGCGTCCATGGTGGCCGAGACGTGCGCCGATCCGATGAAGTTGATGCCGGCCGAGAAGCTGGATGGTCCGTCGCTCTGGATCGTCGGGCGCAGGTCGGCGCCCACGGACGCAACGATGCTGATCGCCGCCCGAGTTCCGCCGCTGCTGTTGCCGCCATCGAAGATCGTGCCCTTGAACGTAAAGTTCTTGCAGCCCACGTCGGCAGTCACTGGGTAGGCCGGGCCATCGATCACACACGTCTCGGTGAACACGATATTGGCCGCATTCTTGGTGTACACGCCCCGGCACTTGTCACCCCCGCCGAGCAGCTCGAGGTTTGCGAAGGAGATCATGCCTCCGGTATTCTCGATCCAGATAGCCCGGTTGGAGCCGGCCGAGGGGCTGTCGTCCGCTCCCTGGTTGAACTGCAGGTACACATCGTTGAACTTGATTTTGGTCCGTGGGCTCGTTCCCTCGATCTTGATGCAGCCGTCCTCGTCGCCCTGGTCGAAGGTCAGCCGGTTGAAGCGCGTGTCCCAGTGGCCGACGAAACCGGTGCCGTCCAAGTGCAGCGAGCGCGGCACGCCGGAGGTCTCGAAGCCATCGACGAACAGGTCCGCAAAGTCTCCGTCTGCAAAAAGCCCGACCGCGGGAAGATCCTGGATGGATGCGGCTTGAGCGTCGCCACCCATCGTGGAATTGATGTCGTGGAAATAGAGCGAGGCGTTCTGTCCCGCAAAGCCTGGCAAGCTACCGCCCGAACCGTCCGGACCGCCTCCACCGCACCAGTAGCCCCGATAGCGATCGTTGAGGCCGTAGCGGCTAAAGCGGGTCGCTCCCGAGTTGCGAACGTGGGTCGCGATATTGCCGTAGAAGTAGAAGCCCAAGACAGGGTCGAACACAAACGGGTAGTCCAGGTCGGCGGCCAAGCAGTACCGCACGTCGAAGCCGCGGGGATCATGGATCGGGTTCTCCGCTGGGACTGGACCGCCATTCCACCAGCGAACACCGACTTGCTCGATCGAGATGCGCGCGCGCAAATCGCTCATGCTCGTACCGCCGACGCGAATGATGTTCTTGGTGCGGTCGAGTTGCACCATCATCGTGCCGTTGCCGTCCTCGATCGCCGCGCTGGTGCCACGAATGGAAACGTGGGGCTTGCTGATCCACCATGTGTCGTTCAGCACGTAAGGATCGCCCTTGAGGTGGACGATACGGCAGAGATCGACGCAAGCATTTAGCGCCAGCAGGTTCGCAGTGGCGCGGATCGCGTCGAGCCCGCCGTCGCCGGTGAACCCGCTTACGGCGCCCCACCACTCGGGCCGACCATTCATGTCATCCCAGATCCGCGCCCAGTAATGACCGACTGCCTGGACGTACAGGCCCTGCAACGGGTCCTCGAAGTTCAGCACCCCGGGCCGCGCCACGAAGAAGCCGCTACGGGCCCCCTCATCCAAGTATACGACCACTCCGGGCGTGACACCAGTGAGCGCGGCCATCATCGCGCGCGAACTTACCGTCGCAAGAATGTTGGCGCCGACGATGCCGGTCGGCAAGGGAGCACCCACCAGCTGGCCGCCTTGCCACGCCGCATAGCCCACCCGTTCGGCGGCGGGAGGCAGCTGGAAACCCTGCTCGCCGATCGGCACCGTCAGGCTACGATCGGCGAGGTCGACGTGCATCGCGTCCTGCTCCTGCGCGATCATCATCTGGCGGTCGAGCGCAGCCTCGTGGCTCTCGGCCGGGAAGGTATCCGCCGTCGTGTAATCCGCCTTTTGCGCCCGCGCTGTGACGCGCCGGATGCGCAGCGTGGTTCCGCTCGCGAGAAAGCTGGGAGCGACGGTCACGGCGCCACCCTGATCGGTGGCGCCGCCTGCGGCCGTCCACGCCACGCCGCGCGGTAGCACGGCGCTCGACCCGCCCGCGCCGATGCGGGTCACCTCAAGGTCGGAGGCGTCCAGGAACCGGAACGGGGCGGGGAACGAAGCCGTGACCCCGTTCTCGAGATGCTCGGCGATCGGCGCCTTGGCTGCGACGGTCATTGGTGAGCTCCCGCTACGTTGGTCAGATCCGGCGCCCGGTCGGGCGAGTTCTCGCCGGGCGACCACCAGAAGTCGGTGCCCTGCTCGTCCGCCCACTTGCGCATGCGCTTCCACGACTGGCGGTACTGCGGATCCACCATCTCCTGCACCTGGTCAGCGACCTGGCGATCGAAGGCGAGGCGCGCATACCAGAGCGAGCCGCCTGGCAGTTCGGACCGCACGAACTTGAAGGCCGCGCCGCCGTGGTTCTTGTTGCGGTAGATGTTCGCGATCGCCTCCGCGTCCCCGATCAACGGGCCAGCGAGGGCGCCCATGACGCCGCCACCGGTGCGGCTTTCGGCGCTTTTGACGAAGTCACCGAACAGGCCGAACCCGCCGCCCTGCGCGATGGCCTGCCCGATGAAACCGGCGGAGAGGTGACCATCTTCCATCGCCGAGCGGGGATCGCGGCCCGCCGCAAGATCCTTGAGCCACAGCGCGAGCGCACCCATTGCCGACGTGCCGATGACTAGGCCGGCGGTGTAGCGAAGGCGGTTGGGTCCAGCGAGCGACATGGCGCGGGCGCCGTGCTGCAGCATCAGCGAGATGCCGAAACTCTTGAACAGGAAGGCGCTCTTGATGATCTCGCCGTGCCAGGTGCCGCGCGGCGCGACAGAATTGATCATCGCGCGAGTGGCGACGTCCGGCGTCGGCACGGCCATATCCGCCTCGCGCGATGCCATCTCGAGCAAGCGGTCGCCGAGCTCGCGGTTTTCGATGTTGCTGGGGAAGATCCAGTCGGCGCCGCGATCGCGCTCGACCGGAGTGGCGCGGATTGCGTCCCACTCGGCCGACCCGATGCCGTTGCGCTCGAGCATGCGCTGGAAGCCGCCGTCCAGCGCATCGAAGGCCTTGCCGCGCGCCTCGGTAATTGCGCCCATCAGCTGCATGCCGTGGGCCCAGCGCCCGGCCTGCGTCCAACGTGAGAGGCCCGAGACCCGCAGGACGCCCTCGGCAAGCCGCCGCGACACTTCGCCCGTCAGCTCCTCACCCAGGAACCGGCCTTGCGCGGCGGTGCGGTTCGACCATTCCTCGGCGATGAGGCCGAGGCGCACCGCGAGCTTCTGATCCTCGATCGCGCCCGGGCGAAACAGCTTCGCATAGTCGACCAGCATGTTTTTGACCGGCAGGCCGTTATAGGCCCGCGTCGTTGCGCCGAAGCCGAGATCGGTGACGGCGCCGAGCGTAGCGCCGCCGAGCTTCGCGGCCGACTGCAGGCTGCGCAGGGTCGAAAAGGTCAACGCCAGATTGCGATTTTCAGGCCGCGTGCTCGATCCGGTGATTTCTCCCAGAAGGCGGTCGATCTGCTTGCCGGCCGCGTGGGCAGCATCGGGCGCCTTGCTGTTCGGCGCGGTGTCTGTCGCCGCCGATTTGCTGATCGTATCCTTGAGCCAACCGACCGTCGCGCTCGGATTAGGCCCGAGCACCTCCAGCATGGCGGTGTCGCGCGCCATGCCGTCGATGTGCCCCATCATCGCATCGAACGCCGTCGCCGCGCCGAACCGGTCCTCGTAGGCCATCCAGTCGTCGGCCGACTTAAAGATCAGGAAGCGGCTTTCAGCCCGGCGGTTCGCGAGGATCGATTGCCCCTGCACGCCGGGATCGCGCTTCGACCAACCATCCGAGCGGATCCGGTCGAAGGTTTCCTGCAGCATCGTCTCGAGCTCGGCGTCGTCCAGCGGCCGCCCGGTTTCGGTGTCCAGGATCCTCTCGCGATCGAGCCGCGGCGCGATCTCGCCGCGCCAGGCCTCGTAGCCGGCTTGCCGCACCAGGCGCGGATCGTGGTACTGCGGCAGGCCCCAGTCATCGAGCTTGCCGATATCGCCGCCGGCGGCATTGAAGCGCTGGCGCAGCATCTCCGCCGTTTGCGACCAGGCGTGGGCCATTTCCCGAGCCGAGAGGTTGCCGGTGGATCCCGGCTTGAACAGCTCGCGCACGAGGTCCGCGAGCTCGGCCGGCTTGCGCACATGGCCGAGCAGGTCCGATGAGTGCTTGGCGAGGATGCCGTCGATCATCGCGTGCGCGCGGCCACGGATCGCCCGCATCCGCCCATCGACATTCGAGTAGGGCGCGCGATCGTCGGGCCCGAGCAGCGCCGGTCCCGCGCGCGGATCGATCGGCCCAGAGCCGTTGCCGCCATTGTAGCGCAGCAGGTCGCCGCCAATCCTCTCACGCGACTGCACCGCCAGCGCCGCGACATACTTCTTGCGCGTGAGCTGCGCCTTGAGCCCGGCGATCGTCCGGTCGCTAGCGAGCTGGGCGGCCGCCATCATCGGCATGTCGCGCTGCAGGCCTGACAGGTGGCGCGCGTAAAGCCGCTCGGCTTCCTCTGCCTGGCCCTTGGGGATCTTCCCCTCGGCGACCAGCCCCGCGATGCAGACGGACAGGCTCACAGGCAGCCCTCCAACGTCGCGATCGCGCTTTCGTCGTTGGCGAGCTCCTCGCGAATGTCGGCGAGCGTGCGCTCGCCCCTGCCATCGCCGAGGTCGAAGGTGCGCTGGTCGGCCGCGTCGAACATCGGCAGGCCCATGCTGCCGTCCTGCGGCGTGCCGGTGGCGTTCTCCCCGCGCAGCGGAGCATCGGCGCGCAGCTGCGCCTCCTGGCGCTGGCGATCGGCGAGGTTGGGGTCCGCGCGCCGCTGCTCGGGCACGGGGCGCATTCGCAGCGCATCTGCCTCGGGCAATTCCACGTTAGCAGTAAGGCGTGTTACATTATTGAACTCGTCGATGTTAAACGGTTGGAGCAGCGAGTGATTTACTGGCACATCGACGTAAAACAGGGACTTATCACCTGCATCGTTGCCGTAGTTCGCGGCATATTCGCGGTTGGTCGAGAACCACCGTGCGCCATCGCCGGCGGCCTTTGCTTCGGTGCCGGCGCCCCCGCCGTGCCACATACGCACATGATCCTGCGGCACCGGCGGCAGGGCCGGGCCGCTGAGGATTTGCGCTTCGATATCGTGCCAGGCGTCATCGGCGGCCTTGGCGATCCCGTCCCCGGCCGGATCGTCGAAGGCCTTCCCCGCGGTCTCATCAGCGCCGAAGAACCCGAGCTGCCCGGCAGCCTCGAGCTCGTCCAGCGTGGCGGGTGTTAGGTCGGCAGCACCTTCGAGAACTTCGCCGTCAGGCTCGCCATCGCGTCCGCGTCCGCCATCGCCGATGCCAGGCTCGCCAGATCCGTGAACCGATCCATGCTCATCGACGTTTCGGAGGGCGCGCTCGAGGTCGAGCTCGCGGAGCTGGGTGACGGTGTCGCGGACGACGCCGGCGAGCGGCTCGCCGGCTGCGAGCCGTTCTGCGGCATGGGTGATAGCGGCATTGACGGCATTCCCCTTGGATAACGCCAAACCATCGACCAGATCAAGCGCGCGCGCGTTCGCCAGGGCGGCCGCCTCGCTGGCCGAGACGTCGATATGGTTGCCGGCGGCGTCGAGCGCGTCGGCGTGGCGCGCCGCGACACCGAACGCGCCCTTGAGCTTGCGCAGCTCGGCGAGCGTGCGGTCGAGCACCTTGGCGCGCTGGGCGTAAAGGCCGCGCACCAGCTCGCGCGTGCCGAACAGTTCATCCTGGTGCTCGCGGGTAAAGCCGTCGTGCACCGCCTGGCGCACGATCGCGTCGGCCTGGCGGCGGTTCGCCGGCGCGGCCGTCGCCAGCACGTCGACCAGCGCGGAATGCGTGGCGGGATCCGGCGCGAACTCGCCGATCGCGGCGCCGTAGCTTTCTGGAACGACGTCGTTAATCACCGCGCCGAACGCCTCGTCCGACAAGCGCGCCAACGATTTGCCATCGCGCACCAGCGCCGACCGCGGCGGCAAGCGGCGCAGCACGTCCGGATCGATCCCGACATCGCGGAACACCTTGCCCGCGTCGGTGGCGGTGCCGGTGCCCTCACCGATGTTCTTGAGCGCAGTCAGCACGCGCGCGTCGCGGGCCGTGAAACCGTCCGCCTCGCGCAGGACCATGGCATTGAGCCGGACATCCTGCGTCGGATCGGCCGCCGCGATGCGGTTCGCCAGGCCAAGCCGCTGGTGCCCGTCCGCGATCAGCCTGCGGCCATCCGCGCCTTCCCATACCGTCACCATGCCGGCGGCGATCGGATCCCACTGCTCGACGCCGCGAAGGCGATCGGTCACCCCGTGGACGTCCCCGCCGGCCTTGAACTGCATCAGTGGCGCGTCGACGCCGATTTCGTCGGGGCGGAACTGCCCGATCGGCACCTCGCGCCCGCCGGCGGCGACCGACGGCCGCACCGCGTCGAGCGCGTCGGGCCGCACCGGCGGCAGATCGACGTCGGGCTGCGCGGCGCGGATCTCGGTGTAAGCGCCGCCGTCGATGCCCGTGCGGCGGCGGAAGTTCGCGACATAGCCGCGCGTTTCTGCCGGCAGGAACGAAGCCCACTCACCGGGGGTACCGGCGCGCTCCGCCCGCATCATCGCGCCGCGCACGCCGGTGCCGCGCCGTGCGCTGCCGGGCCCAGCGTTGTACGCGGCCGCGGCCTTGACCGGGTCGCCGCCGAACTGGCGCAGCATCTCGCCGTAGTAGGCGCGGCCGAGCGCATCGTTGTAGGCGTGGTCGGTGCGGTAACGATGTTCGTCGAACGGCAGACCGGCTAGCCGGGCGGCCTCGGGAGCGGTCCCCGGCATCACCTGGGCAGGGCCGATCGCTCCCGCCGGGCTCGTACGGAATGATCCGTCCCGGTTCGTTCCGCCCTCGTTGCCGATGATCGCCCGCCAGGCACTATCGAAATCGGGGGCCGGCCCACTGGCGGCGCGCGGCGACACCAGCGGCGCAACCGGCCGCGGCTCGGGCGCGCGGGCCATCGAGCCCAGCACCTCATCCATGCGGCGCGCATGCGCCTCGAGGCCCTCGTAGCTGTGCGGAAACGGATTGCTGGCATCGATCTCGCCGCCGCGCGAGGTGACGTGCAGCGCGGCCGCCTGCTCCGGCGTGAGCGCCCAGTCAGGCGTATGCGCGCGCATCGCCATGGCCGCCTTTGTCTCCATCGGGATCCGCTTCCAGATCGCCTCGAGCGCGGCGGCCCCGGAATGACCCGCCGCCGCGAAGGCCGCGCCGCCGAGCCCGGCAGCTCCGACGTTGAGGGCCGCTTCCTTCGCCGACATGGTCCCGCCGGTGGCAATATTGCGCTCGATCGCGGTGAACGGCAGCTCCGCCACTTCCACGCCCGCGTTGAGCAATCCCTCCCGGATGATCTGGGCCGCCACGCTCCGCCCGCCGCCACCGATCGGCAAAGTCGCGACGTTGATCGGGTCCGTGAAGGAGCCGACAATGCCACCGGCCAGGTTGCCCACCAGACCGCCTTTCGACATTCGCGCCGAACGGGCCTCCATCTCGGCCTGGCCTTGGCTCTGCAGGCGCTTGTCGAAGTCGGCGCTGTCCTTTCCGAGATCCGCGAGCAAGTCCGGACGCGAGCGGCGCGCGTCGGCGAGATCGCGCCAGAACGTCCGCTCGTCTACCGCCGGGAGCCCCGACGCGGGCTCACCCAACAAGGGCATATAGTAGGTCTCGGGCCGCCGGCCCGTTGCCCGCGCGAGCTCCTCAGCGGCCGCGATCAGGTGCGCGTCACGATTGTCGGCCGCGCGTCCGGGGACGTCGTTGAACGCCTGCTCGACGGAGGCTTTCGTCGCGTCCCAGTTGAACGAGAAGAGACCGGGAGCCTCGCGCGTGTCGGCAGGGCCGCGCGTCGGGACGCGGCCAGGGTCGAACTCGAGGCTGTCCTGGACGCTCATTGCGGTGCCGCCCGGAACTCGAAGGGTTTGCCGTCGCGGTTCGTCACCACGCGCTCGCCGACGTAGAAGCGATAAAGGCCGCCGCCCTGCGCGATCGGCAGCATCTTGCGGATCTCGATTGGCGACCCGTCCGGATTGACCGGGGCCTTGGCCGGATGGGTCTTGATGAAGCGCCCGAGCGTGTTGCCGAACTCGATCTGCGTCATCGCGTCCGGTACGAGGAACGGACGTCCCGCCCAGCTGCCGAGCCCGCCCCGCTTCTGTGCTCCCTCGCCCGTCGCGCCCAAGGCACGGTCGAGTGCCGCGGCGTACAGGCGCCTGTTCATTTCGCCACCGCTGCCGCCGTTGCCCTCGAGCGCGCTCGCGGCTATGTTTCCGGCCACGCCCAGGATGGCGGTACGCTGTGCGGACGGAACGGCAGCAAGCGCCTGGTGGAAGCCACTGACCAACTCAGCCACGTCATCCTTATCGCGATCGCTAGCGATGGTCTTAAGCTTCGGATTGGCTTTGAGCGCCTCGCGCCCATCGATCGCCAGCTTGCGGTACTGAGGCGACAGCACGGCGAGTTGCTGCGCGTAGGGATCGCTCGGGAACACCTGGCGGGCCGCCGAGCCCGCCATTCGGCCTGGGAAGCGGCCGACAAGGTCGAGGGCTTGGTTGTAGCCCTTGTCGCTCTCTACAGCGCGCTGACTAAGTGATGTTGCCTCTGCCTTGGTGAGCGGCGGCATGGTGCCGTATACCTCACGCGCTCCGGCCACCCACTTGGCGCGAGCCGCGAGTTCATCGGGGCTCCACGTCTCGATCGGCGGCGGCCCCATGCCTCCCGGAGCATTGGAGAGCGCGAAACCGACCGGGTCGGAGTTGAACTTGCTGTCCAGCGAACCCTTCTTGTCGACCAGCCACTTGAGCTCCGTCTGCTCATCCTGGCTGCGCTCGCCCGCCGGCTTCGCCTGCAACGCCGCGATGCGATGCTCGCGCGCCAGCGGCGGCGATGCGCCCCAGACCTTCGCGAACACGCTGTCGCGCGCCATGCCCTGCAGCTCGACGACGGTCGATGTATCGCCCAGCTTCTGCGCCGCGCCGATCAGGTCCGGCAGCTGGCCGGACACGTCGATGCCCTGCTTGGACTGTTCCTTGACGGTCGCGATCTGCTCGCGCGTCTGCGCTGCGGCCAGCGCCAGGGCGTGCTCCGCCGCAGCGTCCGAGCGCCGGATCTCCACCTGCGCGCCATTGCGCAGCGCGTCGACTTGCTCTGGCTTCAGGAAGCCGTTCAGCGAACCGGCATCGATCAGCGCGACGGCGCCGTGGGGGTTGGTGTCGATCAGGCGGTTGCCGAAGGCGACCCCATAATCCTGCTCGCCTTCCTGCCGCAGCTGCTGGCGCTGGACTGGTGTTAGACCGGCCATCCCGTTGACCATCGAGTAGAACTGGCCGAGCTCCTGCCCGAAGCTGTCAGGATCCCCGCTCTGGCGCACCCGGTTGGCACCGATGCGGGCAGCCTCGCGGACATCCATCACCGTCTTGGCGACCTGCTGCCCGGCGGCGAACGTGGCCTCGCTTCCGTGCAACTGGTCCGCGAAGCTGTCGAGCTGCTCGGATGCGCGCTGGCGGACCTGGTCGTCCGAGATGCCGGCGAGCAGCCCGTCGCGCGACGCATTGAACGTCTGCATCGCCTGGTTGACGTGTTCGCCATAATCCGGCCGGGTTGGATTGGCGCGCAGCTGCTGCACCACGTCATCCATGTTCTGGCGCTGCAGAGCGAACTTGTGCGCGAAGTCGGCGGCTTCACGGTCAGCCGTCACTCGCCGATCCAGCTGATACGACCGGATCTGACGCTGGTGCACGTCCTGCGCGACCTGGCCGACGGTGTCCGCCAGCTCCGCACCATACGTGCGCGCACTCGCCAGGGGCATTGCGGCACCGGCCTGCGGCATGACCCGCGTGGTGTATCCCTGCTCGCCCGCCATCAGAACCCGACGCCTCCGCCGCGAGTGATGGTGATGTCGCCGCCGCCGCCGCTGGATGCGGGCGTGGAGCCGCGACGCGCCTGCGCCCAGTCGTCCCGCATGCCCGATACCGAGCTCGCCGCGCCCAGCATGCCGGACGCCAGTGAGAAATACCCCTCGGTACGCTTCATCTTGGCTTCGGCGCGCAGCGAGCGCGCCTTCATCGCCGCGTCGCGCTGCACGGTCATCGCGTCCAGAGCGGCATTGGTCTGGCTTTCGAGCACACTGTCGAGCGCGGTCCCGGAGCCCCCCAGGAAGCCGTTGCTGGCCTGGCCTGCAAGCTGGTCGCCGATCGCCTCGCGCGCCTGCTCGCGGATGCGCAGCGCCTGCGCCGAGCCGGCGTTCTCTTCCTCGCGCGCCTGGCTCTTGAGCGCCTTGGACTGCTGGCGGCTCGCGACAAATCCGCCGATGCCTTTGACCAGGTTGGCGGCCATGCCCGCGACCTCAGACACGCCCGAACCACTCATACAGCACGTGCGTCTCGCACTTGGCGCCGTAACCATGCAGCACGTGCGCCGGCGTGAAGCCCAAGGCGGCAGCCCAGCGGCACTCCGGCGAGATACGGGAGCGATCGACCGCCCAGGGAAGGTCCGAGCGGCAATCCGTCACATGCGGGTTGCGCAATAGGAACGGCGTCTGAGCGGCGCGGGCAATCAGTTCGACCCGGTTGAGCCCGCAGCCCTCGAGCGCCACACGCGCGCGGCGTGTCACCGCCAGATGCGCCGTGCCGATACCGCGGGCTAAGATCGACCAGGCGACCCCGTGCTTGCCGGGGAATTGCTCGGCGATCCCGAACAGCGCCGCGATCCGCCCCTGGTGGAACGCCGTCCAGGCCACCGGCTGCGAGGCCAGGGCCTCCGCCTCCTCGACCGTCACCGCATCGATGTCAGCCCCCAGCAGCCGCTCCTGCGAGGGCTGGCGCTCGATCGCCGCGAAGTCCTCGGGCCGGAGCCGCTCGAAGCGGACGGGGGAGCAGCGGTCAAGCACCCCGCTCGTCCAGTTCCAGGGTCAGCATTGCCGAGTTGATGATCGCTGGCAGCGGATCGGACGAGACCCAGCGCACCCGGCCGTCCGCCGACGTCTCGACGTCGACGGCGCCGTCCGTATCGCCCGTGAACAGCGGAATGGCGGCGTCCATCTTCGCCGAAGTCGGCCGGTCGATCACTTCCTCGAGCTCGCCGTCCGGCCCGCCGACGCGCAGGCCCATCGTCTCGAGCAGCCGCAGGGCAACCTTGCGGGCGCGCTGCATCAGGCCCACCGAGGGCCCTGCGCGCGTGTCGACGTTCGGGCGCAGGGTAATCGCTTCGGCCGTGAACGGGAGCCCCACGACGATCGAATAGGCGAAGGCCGGCACCGAGGTCGCCGGCAGCACGAAACTGCCCGCATCGTCGACCGTCACGCTGGGCACCACGCCGCCGTTCGCCAGGACCGCGACCGCCTGGCCGGCCAGGTGCGTGAACCCGTGGAACTCGGTCTGGCCTGGCGCGGCCGTGAACGCGGCGCCGCAGTCGACGAAGAACGCCTGCCGCCCATCATCGCCCAGCTCGCGCCATGCCGACTGGCGCCAGATCTCGCGCCGCGAGCCGCCGCCCTGGGGGCGCTCGACCAGCAGCCACAACTCGTCGGACTTGCCATCGGCGCCGACGATCGACACGGCCGAGAGAGCGCGCGCGCCGCCGCCGAGCACCACGCGCGAAAAGCCCTTCATCGCCAGCTTCGTGGCGGCGTGCACGATCAGCTGCCCGTCGCCGCGCACGCCGTAGAGAACCGCGTACGGCAGCCGCTGCAATGCCAGCTGCACCACCTCGCCGCGCGTCACGTGCCGCGCCGCGGCGGTCAGGTCGACCGGCGCATAGCGGTCGGAACCGAAGTCGTAGTCCGCCGCACGCAACCGCCGGCCGCCGCGCTCGACGAACACGGTGTCGGTGCCCATCTGGACCGGCGGCACCGCCTCGCTCCCGTAGCTGCTCTGTTTCTTGGCGCTGATGTTGTCGCTGGAGAGCGCCGCCTGGCTGTTCGTCGGCGCGATCGCCACTTCGACCGTCGCGGTGCCCAGCAGAACGCCCCGATTGTCGGAGGCGACCCAAAGCGGCGGATTGTCCGCGTCCATCGTGCGGCGGAAGGCCAGATCGGCTGCGAGCGTGCCCGAGCTCGTGAACGTCGCGAAGTTGGCGCGGCCGCCGCCGTAGTCGTTGACGACGCTGGCGACCACGTCCAGCCCCTTAAAGTGGAGCTGCCGCCCGAACGCGTGGATGACATGGCTCGGCCATCCTGCATCTGCCGAGAACGCAGCATAGCGCCAGCGCCAGCTCGGCACGGTGGTCAGCTGGTCGGGCAGCCGCCGCACGACTTGCGCGCTCGCCGAAAGCCCGTTGCCGGCTGCGGCCGAAATCCGCGCGATCCCGAACTTGTCGTGGCGGTACTGCCACTGGACGCCGTACGGACCATCATCGTTGATGTCCTTCTTGCCCTGGCCGTCCCATTCGGCGCCGTCGGTGTGGATCGGGGCATTCGCGCCCGTCGTTCCGCCCGTCAGCGCGGTGTATGCCTTGCCTTCGCTGCGCACGATCTCGCCGGCCGCGACGTCCTTCATGCCGGCGGCCCAGGACTTGATCGTGGAGAAGTCTTTCGCCTCGACCTGGAACAGCGATCCCACATGTCCCGATCGGAACAACGCCGCGGTGGCGGTCAGCGTGATCGCCCCCGTGGTTCCACTCGCCGTGACGCTCACCGCCTGGTCGGTGTTCTGATCGGCGAACGGCCCGTTCTCCAGGACCAGCTCGCCATAGGAGAAGGTCACCGGCCCGGTGCGCGCGATATAACCGGGCTTGTAGCCCGTGCTGTCGATGTAGAGCCGATCGTAGCTCTGCTGGGTTGAAAGGCGCGGAGCGGCGCCCGCGGCGTACGGCAGCGCCAGCTCGTAGGCTACGCCTGGCGCCGTCTCGATGCGGCCGCCGTTGGTGTAGAAGCGCGCCTTTTGCTCGCTCCACTCGATCGCGTATTCCTGCTCGATCGAAAAGCGGAACGCGGTCAGCCAGGTCGAAACCCCGTCCGCCTCGCAGACGTACTCGAAGCCCGGTCGCTTCACGAGCGGCCCTTCGTTCACCGCGACGAAGTTCTCGCACCGCTCCAGGCCATAGCCGTACTGGTCGGTTTCGATCCGGCCGTGCATCAGCGGGTCGATCTCGCCGGCGACGAAGCCGGGCAGATATTTGCGCTGGGCTACCATATTTCCCAGCCCGGCGTGCCGATCGGCACGCGCCCGCCCCCGCCGCGTGCAAGGATCCAGCCACTCTCGGCCTGCTCGATGGGTGGGTTCTCCATCGCGTCGGTCGATTTGGCGCCCGCGATCAGACGTTCGTAGCTGCGCTCGACCCCGGCCGCGTCAAACGCGGACCCCGCGATCTTGTCACCACACAGCAGCGCCAGGCGTCGCGCGAACGCGGCCACGGCGGCCGCATCCCACTCGGCCATCTCCGGCACGTCGCGCAGGTAACGGATGTAGACCGGCCCGGAACGATCGCACAGGATCGCCCCGCCTTCGTTCTGCCACTCCGTGTAATCGAAATCGAGCACCTCGAGCAGGCGCAGGCAGTCGGCCGGCAAAGGGTAGCCGAACTTGAACGGGTAGGACACGAAGCTGGGTTTGGCGGCTAGGCCCGCGCGCCTGGTCGCGAAGTTCCAGCTGCCCTCCCGGATCGCGGACTGGCGTTCGGTATCCCATACCGCCTTGAGAGTGCGGGCGCTGGCGCGATCGTCGTCGATCGAGAGCACGCGCGGCTGCCCCATCAGGGTCAGCGCGATGTTCGCGATCTGTGTTTCGTCGGCCATCCCGCGTGCGCCGGCCTAGTTGACCGGCCACCTGGTGGCGTGGACGGCCTGCTTGAGGCTGTCGATCAGCACCAGCGCCTCACCCTTGGAGATCTTGTCGGCGTCGATGTTGAGGCTGATGACGTCGCGGCCGGCCTCGGCCGTGCCGGCACCGATCGCGATATCGCCCAGCGAGGGCTTGCCGCGAACCGCCGTGAATTTCGCCGTGAATGCCATCGCCTAGCTCCTGCAGCAGGGGAAAACGGGGACGTCGATCGGTGTCGACGCGGGCGACGCCCCCGCTCGCGGCCCAGAAAGACATCGGGCGCGCGATTTATGGACGTCGGATCAGATGCCGGACGTCTCGATCTCGAAAGTCAGCACGACGGCGCCCGGAACCGCGGCCACGCCGATCGTCGCCAGGATCTCTTCCTCGACGGTGGTCGGGTCGAGGGCCATCGCGCTCGCCTTCGGGCCCAGAAGGCCCGGGGCGTCCACGGTGGTAAAGGTCTTGGCGTTGACGTACTTGACCGGGTCTGCGGCGGTGCCGATCGAGACGGTCGAAGTGCCGAGGCTGGTGTCGCTGCAGCACCGCACGCCCACCACCTTGCGGCCGCTCGGGATCTTCCCCAGCGAGACCTGGTCGCCGATCGCCCAGTTGGTGCCCGTGACCTTGGTCGCAAGCAGGCTGCGCTTGGTGCCGTTGACCTCGTGGCCATCGGCCTGGCGCGGAGGCTTCTGCGAACCGTCGAGGACGCCCACCTGCTGCTTTGCATAGAGCTTAGCCATTTCGTGTTACTCCGTTTAACGGATAGTCGGAGGCCAGGAACCGGAGCTCCCAGCGCCGCCAGGTCAGCCCTTTTGGTTGCGGATGGCGCCGGACATGCCGGCCTGGGTACGGGTCGCCGCGCAGGTCGTGCCCGCCAGGTAGCCCGGCATGAACCGCTTCTCCGGGATCTTGCCGACTTCGGTGCGCAGGCGCTGCCAGTAGTTCAGCACAACGCCCGGCTTGACCCAGAACGGATTGAGCCGGTAGCCATTGGCGTCGGTGTAGAGGTCCTTGACCTTGAGCAGCGGGTTTTCGAGCTGCAGGTGGATAAACGTCCACCCGAGCATCCGCGTGATGCGGCCGTTGTTGAATTCGCCACCGTAGGCGCCCTTGAAGTCCGAGCTCGTCGCCGGCACCTCGCGCAGCAGCGCGCTGTTGTCCTGCGTGTCGAGCACCATGAAGCGCGGCAGCGACTGATCGACGTAGCTGGCGTCGAGGAATTCGCCGGCCTTGATCAGCTTTTCGGTGTTCATGCGGCTCGGACCGGCGGCACCGGCGTTCACGTCGATGAAGTTGGCGTTGGGGAACGGCGTCAGCACCGTGCCCTTGCGGCCCGACTGGATCGGCGAGAAGAAGCCCTCGAGGATGCGCTGCACGCGCGCACGGGTCACCACCGCGGCGCCGCCCTTCACTGCGGTGCCTTCCAGATCGATCGCGGTCGACAGCTTGTCGGAGTTCTCGACGATCTCCGCGTCGTAGAGCTCGTTCGGCTTGGCCAGGAACACGCCGTCATAGGGCGTCTCGTTCCACTTGGTGTCGCCGCCGCGCTCATTGTCTTCCTGCGCCTGCTTGTTGCCGGCGATATCCTTGATCTTGATCAGCTCGGCGCTTGCGTCCTCCTGGACGGTGACAGCGTCTTCGAGCGGGTTCGAATAGAGCTGGAGCTCCATCTCGAGGTTGTTCTTGTACTTGGTCTGGAATGTGTTTTCGACGGACGTCATCGCGTGCCCTTCCGCTCAAAAAGGTGGAAAACCGATTTGCTTGCGAAGGGCTAAGGGGCGCTACGGCCCGGCCTCTCTACCGTTACGACGCGACGGTTGCGCGGCTGAACCTCAGCTGGGCCCGGGGCGACTGGTCCGGAAGGACGCTCGGCTAAGCCAGGACTGACCTACTTGCGGGGGCCGGTTGTCGAGACCTGCACCCCCGCGTTCGATTGGCCGTGAAAATGAGTCGTCGCGACTTGCCTGTCAAGCTGGATTGTTGATCACAGCGAGGGTTGTTCGCCGGCATGCGCCGCGGCCTGGTCGTTAAGCCGGTTCCAGCGCAGATTTTCGGGCGAGCCCTTCGTCCGCACCGCCTGCGCGAACACCGGATCGGTCCTTACCTTCGACTTCATCGTATCCAGTTCGGCCTGCGCTTCGCGCCCCGTGACCCCGAACCGGCCCTTGCCGCCGGTCAGCATCACGTCCTCGGCCATGCCCTCGCCGAGCCGTGCCATGATCTCCATCGCCCGACCGCCGCCGAGCGCATTGCGCATGGTGATCATCTCCTCGCTCGAGAGCCCGAGCGCGCGCCCGGCCGCGTCGACGGCCGCCAGCTTGGCGTTGCCCTGGTCGCCCTGTTTCTTGAACCACTCCTGCGCCTCGGACTTCTTCTGCGCCTCGAAGTCCGCGAACTCGGCCTGCTGATGCTCGACGAACTTGCTGACCAGGCCCTCGAACGCGGCCTTCGGAACGCCGAGCGCGTGGGCGTCCGGCACCAGCTTGCCGAGCAGCCCCTTGTCGAGCTCGATGACTTTACCGGCTTCGTCCTTCACCTCGGGCAGGGTATAGCCCTCAGCCGTGTCGGGCACGCCGATCGCCTTGCGGAAGCCGGAAACCTCCTCCGCGCTCGCGCCCTCGCCGGGCACCTTGATCCGGCCGCTTTCGCGAAGCGCCGCCTGGTTGTCTCGGGCGACTTTGGCGAGGCCGGTCAGATCCTTGACCCCCAGCGATTTCACCCAGTCGCGCAGGCTCGCCTTCTCGCCTTCGCTCGTGTCGGCCGAGACCTGCTGGTACCAGTCCGGATCCGGCCCACCGGCGGCCTCGCCGCCCGCGCCGCCCTGGCCTTCGCCGCCCTGGCCTTCTGCGCCGCCGCCGGCGCCACCGCCCTGCTCGCCGCCAGCCCCGCCTGGCGAACCGCCGAGCAGATCAGCCGCGCCGCCGAACGAACCACCTTCACCGCCCGCACCGGCGCCCGCAGCGCCGCCCTCACCTTCAAATGCCATCGTCGATCTCCATGAGTGTCTGGACCGTCGCCTCGTCCAGATTGAGGTAATGAATGATCCGGTCGAAGACCTCGCGCCGCCCCAGGCGCCGCGCCATCACGACGGGATCGTTGTGGAAACACGTCTGGTGCGCGCCTGCGAAACTGAACTCGCGCAAGTCGGCGAGAACATATTCTCCCGGCACGCTCAGCTTTCCTTCATCGTCACCGAACAGCCAGCGCCAGAACTTGCGCTTCGGAACAAACGCCGTGATGAACAACCATTGGAAATACTTCGAGAGCTTGATGGCGCGCCGGCGCAGCATGTTGCGCTGTTCGAGCATTAGGCCGCCTCGGAGATCTGGCCGGCCTTGGCCAGGTCGAGCGTCGCACCCGACACCTGCTGCAGATGCTCCGCGTCGAGCGCGTTCTGCTGCTGCTCGGCGGCGCCGGCCACCAACTTGGCCACGGCTTCGTCGCTGCGCAGATAGCTGGGCTTCACCCCCATTTCCTCGGCCATGCCCACCGCGATCGCGTCGGCATCGACGCGGTGGCGCACGTTGGGATCGAACTCGGCCAGCACCGGCAACGTCTGCACGTAGCGCAGCGTCTTCGCCGTGCTCTCCGCGCGCGCCATTGCCGCTAGCGGGTTTTCGTACTCGATCTTCGGCCAGGCGCCGGCCTCGATCACTTCGGGAGGTAGCGGCTCCAACTGGTTATTCCGCAACGCCAGGTCGAGCTCGCGCTGTGACATCGGATCTTGCTTCTCGGTCGCGTACCGGCTCGCGTAAGGGCGGACGAGCACGCCTTGCTTGGCCATCACCTCGAGCACTTCCGTCGTCGTCATGCGCGAGTTGGGATCGGTGAGGATCTTGTAGAATTCCTCCAGGAACTCGGTCCTGATCACCAGGCGCTCCTGGTCGATCATGTCCACCGCGAACGGCAGGCCGTCCTCGCCGCCCGGCATGCGGTGCACCATGGGGTTGCCGGCGTCGTCGACGAGCCCCGGATTGAGCCCGCCGGCGCGGGTGACCAGCTTTGTCACCCCCGCGTCGTTGTTGAAGATCAGTGCCGGATCCACCGCCTTGTGCGCCGCGCGCAGCGTCGTGCCGCGCATCGCCTGCAGGCCCTTGATCGTCGGTAGCTGGTCGATCGCCGGCGACCGGCCGTAGATCTCGCCGGCGCTGGTCGCGTGACGCGACACCGCGATCGGCATCGAGTGGTAGCCGCCACGCCGCAGGTAGATCTTCTCGGCGCGTGCCAGGTATCGGCTCGCGAACGGCATGCGCCGCCAGTCGAGCTTGTCGGCATCCCAGGCGCGGTTCGGCGCGATCACGTGCAGGATCTCGAACTTCTTGTGTTCCTGGTTGCTGCCCGGCCGCAGCGCGTCGCGCATGTTGGGCGTCAGGGCATCGAGCCCGAACTCCTCTTCCAGCTGGCGCGCGGTCCGCTCATAGAGGCGATGCACCGTGTCGACGCGGCCCGCATAGTCGACGTCGATGTAGACTTCCGAGAGGTGCAGGGCACGATAGCTCATACCGCGACCTGGTCGGCCATCGGTGAACATGGGCGAGGTGCCGTAGCGCCCCAGCTGGTCCCAGTCCTCATTGGCCGCGACACCGAACCCGGTGCTGACTGCGTGGCGCATGGCGTAGAGCCGCGCACCGGCCCGCTCACACCACAGCGCGACCGACCGCAGCTTCATCAGATCCGGGTCGAGGAACTTGGGCCGGATGTACTGGCTTTCTTCCGGCGTCGTGATTGCCACCCCGGCGGCCGCAAACCGCTTCAAGGCGGTGATGTGCGTGGTGTCGTAGTTGCGCGCGCCCCGGATTGCGCCGGGCGTCGACTGGTCGAAGCCGCCGGCGCCGTTCGGGAACAGCTCATCGATCTCGCGCCAGGTGCTTTCCCACGGCTGCCGCATCTGCTGCAGGCGGTCGAAGTCCCGCAGGTCGGCGCGCGCCAGATCCTCGTCTTGCATCTTGTCGAGCGTCAAGTCCTGCATCGTCGCTGCATCCTGGAATGTGGGGGAGTGGGTGCCCCGCCGAACCGCGCGAGCGGCCCGGCGGGAGCGTCCGGCCTGCTCAGAAAGCGACATCGCCGGCGAGGTTGAAGGTCTGGCCCGCACCGATCGCGTGCTGCGGATCGCGCAGGCTCGTCGCCGCGAGCTCGCCGTCGACGAACAGCGCATACCCGGCCACCCTGAACGGCTCGCCACCTGGCTGCGGGCCAAGCACCTCGAAGCGTTTCTCCGGGGCGAGCGCCAGGCGATCGTTCACGATCCGCCATTCCGATGCCGTGACCGGCAAGGGCGGAATGCCAAGCACCTCACGCGCGCCGTCGGTGGCGACCACCTCGACGTCGGCGGCGGCGACCGCCAGCTCGTACAGGCGCGAGCCGGTAAGACCGCCCTCGAACTCGCCGACATCGCGCGCTTTCGCCCCCGGCGGCCGCGCGGCCAGCTCGGCCTGGGCGGCATCAAGTTCGTGGCGGGTCTTGGTCGCCTGCCCCTTGTGGCCGGCTAGCTGGCGCTTGAGGCTGCCGATCTCGTCGTACAGGAGCTTATTCAGATCCTTGGCCGCGTCGAGCTGGTCGAAGCCGAGCGCCAGTGCCTTTGCCCCGTGCACGATCGTGCGGAACAGGGTGTCTTTGAGCTGCTGCTCGGATGGCAGCTGATCGAACGGGACGAGGCATGGGTGGAGCTTCTTCTCGGGATCCTTGGTCTCGCCGAACTTCCACCCGTCAGCGAGTTTTTCGGCCATCCAGTTATCGTGCGACGCGCTGTCCCCGGCATCGGGGTTGGCCAGATGGAACAGCACCCCGTTGACGGCGGACGTGCGCTGCCACTCAGGGGCGGCATCCCAAGGCGGTTGACTGTCATCCCCCAAGGAGCGGCAGTATGCGGCGTTCACCTCGTGGCAGAGCATCGCAATCATGAGGATGCCGCCACTTGCACCTGCGATCTTGGCTAATTTCTCTGTCATGTTATCTTCCTTCCTTCTCAGCTACCCGTGGGATTGAACTTGCCGGTCGCGCCCAGTGCGGCCTCCGCCCCGGCCGTGCCGGTGAGCATGTCGGCCGACGCCCCGCGCCGCCGGCGCAGTTCGTCGTCGGCGATCGCCTGCTGCTCCGCATCGTCGCGCGTCGGCGCCGGCAGGGCCTTCTGCGTCTTCTTCTTCGTGAGGCCGAGCAGCCCGCCGACGATCCCGCCGGTCAGAAACTTCCCCACTTTGCCTAGAAAACTCATGCTCACCCTCCTGCGAAAACATCGAAGTCGCTGTCGTTCTGGATGGACTGTCCGCCGCGGCCGAGCAGGTGACTTGCACCGGGAGAGAGATCGAGGCCCTTCTCCAACTCAAAACAGCCGTACTGAACCGCATCCATCAAGTCGGCGTAGCCTTGAACCTTCTTCGGAACTTCCGAATAGTATCCGTCGCCTGCGCCTTTACCGACGCGTTGATAGTAATACTTGGTGCGGAAGGCGCGGCGGATCATCTTGCAGCGCTTGTGCACCAGCAGCGAGCGCTCCGGGCCGATCACGCGGTTGAGCCGCTCGCGCACTGCCTTGAGCCTCGGCTCGATCGCGTTGCGTGGCACCCGCGCTTTGCGGACCTTGAAGCCGAGACCGCGCTGGAAGTCCTGCCGCCACGACCGGAAGTTGATTGCACCCTCGCCGGCGGCGCCCGCCGGATCGCAGACAGCATCGCCGATGCGGAAGCCGGGATAGCGCGTCTGCAGCAGGTGGCGGACCTGCTTGCCCAGCGCCTCGCCGCCAAGCTGCACCACCTCGATCTGGTCGTCGTCGGTCTCGAACACGGCGCCGACTTCCTCGAGGATCCGGAGCTGCCCCTGCACGACCTGCCCGATCGCCACCGCCCCGAGCAGTCCTTGGTCGGCCATGATGAACAGCGGCACGCCCGGGATCGCCTCGAACTCTGCCGAGTGGATTTCGTCGATGTACTCGGGGAAGACCGACCGGCCCTCGCTGATCGGCGTGTATTTCGACCGCAGCATGCGGTTGATGTAGGTCATGTTTCCGCGCCGCTTGGCGAACGCGAACTGCTGCTGATAGTAGCCCGGTCGCAGATTGGCGACGTTCTCGGCCCTGGGATTGAGGTTGCCGTACTCGTCGACGGCCTCCGGCTGCTCGAAGTATTCAACCAGCGGCCGGTCGCCGGCGAGCTCGGCCAGTGTCGCGTCCGCCCCAAGGTTCTCCTCGATGAGCACCTTGTAGGTCCAGTTCTCGTCATCGGTGCCGTTGAGATCGAGCATGATCTGCGGATCCACGACGAGCGAGGGATCGAAGTCGTCGCCGAAACGGCCGATACGGCCGATCAGGAACGTCAGGATGTCCGGATGTGTCCGGTCCGCCTCGTTCACCAGGGCCGCCGTCACCTCGAGGCCGCGCAGGGCATCCTCCACGGTCTGGTCGCCGATCGCGCGGAACTCCACCTCGACCTGGCACAGATCCGTGATCGGGGCCGCGGCGTCGAGGATGTGCCCATCGCGCTCGAGCGCGAAGCTGAACTGATGGGTGCGCGGGCTCGAGTTGACGAACCGGCCAACGTGCTTCGGCACGATCTTGTGGAACGACGGGATCGTGTTGCGGTCCAAGTTCGGATAGGTGTCGCGGATGATCGCGAAGCGTGACTTGCGGATCTTCACCCCATTGCGATCGACCACGGGGTTCTGCCGCTTGGCCAACTGCATGAAGCTCTGGATGCTCGCGATCGTCTTGCCAGATCCAACCGGGCCCATGATCCCCTTCACGACGGCCCGCGAGTTCACGTAGCCGGCCGCCACCGGGCCGATCGGCCTAAGCTCGCGAGGCTTGCCCGTGATCATGCGCGGCCGATCTCTGCGACATTCGGGAGCACGCGCGTTTCTCCAAGGCTCTCGGCGAAGTGATCCCGAACTGCGAGGTGGAAGTGCCCGCACCGCTCACCGCGTCGCGACGGGCAAACCAGCGCCTCGCTGGCACGCTGCTCTCGCATCGCCGCGTAGCGTTCGGACAGGCCGAAATGCTGGGCGCAGAAGTGGCGCATGGGGCAGGACCAATCCTGGCACAGCCACTTGTGCCGACCCTCCGCGATAACCGCATCTGATTGCTTCGGGTCGGTCAGTGCGACGCGAACGGTTCCCCGCATGCTCATCCTTCCGCCTCCCCATCCACGTCGTCGTATTCGGCGAACGCGATTTCGCCCGTGTCGGCGGCCGAGCGCGCATCGCTCTCGCTGATGTTCACGCCCGGGATAAGCAGGTTGAAGTCGCCGTGCGTGGTCAGATCGATCGCGACCGGCATCTTGCCCTCGACGAACGGTGCCACCTCGGCGGCTGCCCGGACCTGCAGCTGTGCGGCCTCCCGCCGCGAGCACCCAAGTTCGGCCGCCAGAGCGTCGACCGGCCGCGAGTAGACCTGGGCAAGCACCTCGAGCGGATGCGCGTAGCGTGTCAGCAGATAGTTCCGCACGTCCGCCTGGCGCTTGTTCGTCGCACCCTTCGGACGCCCGCGGCCCCGCGTGGCGAACTGCACGTGCTGGCTACCGATGCGGTCCGAGCCGGTCTCTTCGGCTAGGAGCGAAAGCTGCTCCTCATCCCGCAACGGCAGCAGCGGACCGGCCTCCGCAATCGCATTCCGGATCCCGGAGACGATGCCGCTGCCGTCGTCCCCCTCGGCGCTTTCCACCAACGGATTGCTACGATCAGTTGACACATGCGCCTCCCGTCCTAGCGTGCCCCTGTCGACGCGGGCCCAAGCCCCCACCACCGCCGATCTCACCCCGACCCGGCATGCGCTTGTCGGGTGCGCGTCGAGCGGACTTCCACCCCGACCCGATGGTGCAGCCTAAGATTTGGCGACGCTGCAACAGCTGCGCATATCGTCCGAGACGAGGATCACGCCGCAGGCCGGTCGAAATTCCGCAAGCCTCGCGCGCGACCATGCTCGGGAGGGACGCGGCGGCGAAGGGGGCGAGGGGGGGTGCCGAGGGCCGCGCGCCCCCCTGGGGTGCCTCGCCCAGGTGGGCGCGCGTAAGCCTGACAGGCATCGGACACCGGGCCGCAAGCCACGCGAAACCGCGACCTTGCGCCCACCCTTCCAACATCGTCGTTCCAACAGGGCCGAGCACGCAACGCGAGATCGGCTGAAATCCGCCATTCCCGAGATCCGTCGAGCCGCGCGCCTCGTCGACCAGGTCGAGCCGCCCGGCGAGGCCAGCGCCGCCCCGATCGGCCCGGCCGAGCGCGCGCCGGCCGAAAGTTTGCGCCGCCCTCCCCCGCATGACGGTGCTGCGGGCCACCTGGTCGAGCTCGATCGACGGCACCGGCCAATATCCGGAGGCTAGTTTATTGCGGAACGGCAGAATTCCGCCACTTTCACCGCATGCCGCCCCTGCCGGTTCCAGATGGAACCGCGCTGGAACTTCTTCAGAACCACTATCCTTATGATTTGTAAGGATAACAAAGAGTGGTTCCATGGTTCCAGTGCTACGCGCGTACATGTACGCGCGGACCTGCACACGCATGCCCACGCGTACATGCGCGAGGCCTGAAAACTGGAACCGCTGGAACCGCAAAAATTCAGCAGTCAAATCAATAGGTTGATGGTTCCGCCAAAGTTCCACGGCGGTTCCATCTGGAACCGCGTCCCCTGCCCCGTTCGGGCCCTCGAATTGGCGTCGCCATGTCTTGGATTGCCAACGGGCCGGGGTCAAGCTGCAGAGGTCGAGGGCGCGGCGCGTAGCAGCTCGACAGAGCCCAACGGGCCCGGGTGAGGAGTTGAGAGAGCGGCCGCGCACCGCGCTCGCTGCGCGATCGCTGCGGCCGCAGCCAGGCGCTGTGCCGCAGCGTATCGAGCCAGCATTTAACGACGGCGCAACGGGCCAGGGAGCACCAAGCGAGCGGGCGCAAACAGCCGCTTTGCGGCCGTTTGACCCGCGCACCAGGATGGTGGAAGTTGAGATGCGAAAGCCTTCCCCACTTACTGTCAATCCCGCTATACACAAGAAATAGATGACAGGTTTATCGGCCATGTTTTGGGTTGCGGAAGTGCTGGCGAATGCCTCGTTGAACATCACACCGGCTCCCCGCTGATCTGCGCCGCAACCCACTTGGCGACCTCGGCCGGCAGGCTCGCGTGCGGCAGCTCATCTTCGTCCAGGACGGCCGCCAGAGGCACCAGCACGGCGCGCAGGCTCATCTTCCCGAACTTGACCTTCACGCCCTCCAGGGCGCCCGGATTGCGGCCAAGCGCCTGCTTCCAGACGCCGCCCTGCCACGTCGTCCCGTCGAAGATCTTCGCGAGGCCCTGATGCTCGCCGGCGACCGCCAGATAGCCCGGCTCATCCTTCTCGAACTTCGCGGTTCCCCACCGGGCCGGGGCGACCTTCCCGCCCTCGTGCTTTTCGGGATAGTAGCGGGCGTTCACCAGCTTGAGGCCGATCTGCTGCAGCCGCTCCGACGCCTTCTCGCCATGGCCGGCATTCTCGGCGAGCAGCGGCTCGAGCGCGCCGGTGACCACGCGGCCGATCCAGGTGGCGATCTGCTCGCGCTCGTCGCCGCCGCGCGCCTGCACGATCGACGTCGTGATGTGGTTGACGCACGCCTGGTGATCCGGCGTCGTCTCACTGACTTCCACCATCCGCTGCGGCCGACACAACGTCGTCCAGTGCGCCACTTCCTCGTCATCCGGCAGACCGTCGGCCGTCGTGTGATCGTTGAGCACCACGTCGGCCGCAGCGAGCAAGGTGCAGAACTGGTCGCACGCACGCGCGGTGTGCCCGGCGGCGGCGAAGGCGGCATGGAACTTGAGCTTCGTGGCGGCGAACCGCTCCCACCCATCGATCATGCGCCGCATCAGCTGGCGGCCGATCGACGCGAAGTCGATCGCGTCCAGGTCGATCGGCGTGAGATTGTCCGGGAGCGGGAGCAGCTCGAGGATAGCGAGGCGACTGCGATCCTGGTCGGGCAGCGGCGGGATGTTGATGCTCGACATCCAGAAGCAGCTCTGCAGCGTGAAGTTCTGCGCGCTATGGTCCGAGCTGCCGCGCGTCATGTCGTCGCCGCTCGAGCTGATGCGCGCGAGCTCCACCACCTCGAGCACGCGATCGTTGTTCTTGCTGGCCTCGACCTCGTCCAGCATCACCGGCACGGTGGAGTTCTTGAGCGTCTGGCGCAGCCCGGCCGCGCTCGTGTTCGCGGTACGGAACACGCCCTCGCCGAAACAGCGGTGCACCAGGCCATCCTTGCCGTTCAGCGTCGACTTGCCCGTGCCTTTGCCGCCCGTGATCCATAGATGCGAGCGCCATGCTGCCGCGCCGCCCACCGGGCCCAGCGCGATCGCGCCGAGCACGAAGCGCGGATCCAGCAGCGCCCGCTTCCAGTTCCAAGTCTGGATGACGGCGAGCAGCTGCTCGGCCGGCTTGTCGCCGACCGGCTCGTGCCATGGTCGCGGCACCGCCTCGCCGGCCTGATAGACATAGCGCTCGTGCAGGCCGGGGTCTTCGTAGCGCCAGCCCTTGATGCTGCCGTCGACCTTCTGCGACGAGACCAGGAGCGCGTCGCCACAGTGCAGCACCATGCCCTTGCCGGTGCTCAACTTGTGCGCGCCGCGGCCCCGCAGGCGTCCGGCCGGGTCGAAAATGCCCTTGCGCGTGCACTCGATGACCAGCGCCTCGGCGGCCTTGGCCTGGTCGACGCCCACGATGCGCGGCGGCTCGACCTGGATCCATTTCTTCTGGTCGCGATCGTACTCGTTCTTAGGCGCCGACCACTTGGGAAAGTTCGCCTCGAGCCAACCGACCTTCGGCCCGAACATCGCCGCCAGCGCCAGCTTGCCGTGCTTGTTGCCGGCCTCGAGGCCGACCAGCTGGCCGTTGAAATTGAGGTAGTAGCAGGTCTGCTTGCCGGACACGTCCTGCTGGTTGCCGAGCACCTTGATCGGGCAACCGGGCGGGAACCGATCGTACTCCTCCATGCGCTCGAGCTCGGGCGCGACGTCGCCGGCCTGCGCCATCTGTGGCGCCGGCAGCGGATTGTTCAGCGCGTCCTGGATCGGATTGCTCACGCCGCAGCCACCTTCAGCGGGCAGCGCGTGGCGATGCAGTCTTCGCCGAACCACGCCGGCACCCAGGCATCACACGGCCCGCAGGGCACCTTCCCGGCGGCCTTGGCAGCTTCGATCTCCGCCGCGGGCCGGGGCGAGACCTCCCAGGCTTGCGCCCGCGCCTCCATCGAGCTCGGCGCCGACGCCAGGTCGATGCGTTTCCCGACAGGCACCGGGGCGGGCCGAGTGGTCTTAGGCGTGGCCCGCCCCGGTTCCGGCGCAAGCCCGCCGGTTGGCTTCTCCGGTTTCGATGCCGCCCGACAGGGTAAGGGCATTCTGGCATCGTCGACGAAGCTGGATCCTGGTGCCGTCTCTCCGGCTGTCACGTCCATCAGCTCAGACGTTGCAGCTGCTGTCCGCCCAGCAGCAGGCCTACTCACCGGCTCCACAGAGGGGCACGCGCTCGCGTGCTCTGGCCCCTCCGCTTCATCACCGGCTTTCGCGTGGGATACCGTGTTGCGCAGCGGCCGCGCGATCGTCGGGTCGCCCGGCGCCACCGATCCGCGATCACACGCGGGCGGTTGCAGAGATCTGTGCGCGCGCTTGGCAGGCATTGGGGGAGAGTGTACCGCGCCCGCCGCAGCCCCCCGTGGTCCTTCCGGTGCCTGCCCCTCGCAGCCGTCCCCGATAGGAAAGGGACGCGCGCTTGCGGCTGTTTGTCCTTCCGCGACGGAAGCTCGAGAAATCCAGTGCGGCGCCTGGCCGCGTGCGCGCTGAGCGGAGGCGCGAAAGAAAGCGCCGGCGCTCACAAACAAAGCCACACCACGAACCATAGCAGCTTGCAGGTGACATGGACCGCCTGGTCCGTGTTGTATCCGATCCGCCCGCGGCACTTCGCGTCGTCCGTGATCCAGTGGATTGCAGCCTCGATCGGCGCCAGCCACCAAATTCCGCAGATCAGTGCAACGGCGCCGCCGTGTATAACACTGTGCGCCGCCATAGCTTGCCACCAAGGAACGCCTGGTATTGGCGCCATCCGGTTCTTGGCTCGGGAAAGAAAATCGCCCTGAAGCGGATAGTCGCAGAGCGCGTGCGCCACTAGAAGCGCGATCAATACTTGCATGGCAATCACGCGACACCCCGCTTCTGCGCCTGCAGCGCCTGCCACCAATCGTTCATGTCCTTCACCGCCACCCCGTTGACCTGCTCGGGCGGCACCACCAGGCGCACCTCGATCCCGCGCGCCTGCTGCTGCGCGATCGTGCGCTCGAGCAGCTCCTGCTCGCGCTCACCCGTGTCGCGATCGGCGACGATCACCAGGCGCCGCGCCGCCTCGGGCAGCACCAGCGCGCCAACGTTGCCCAGCGAGTAGGCCGCGATGACCCGCGCCTCGGGCTTCATCATCCGGACCACCAGCGCGTCCTCGACGCCTTCGGTGACGTAGATCGGCTCGCCTGCCGGCATGTCGCGCATCGACTTGCCGCTGCTGCCCTTGTTGATCGGGATGAAACCGCCGCGCAGCCGCCCCAGCACCTTCTTCGGCTTGGCGACCTGCAGCTTGCCCCAGCCTTGCGGCGCGCGCTGCAGCCAGGTCCGGTGCGTGCCGATCTGCTCGCCGTCCGCGCGATAGACCGCCGCCAGCATCGCCGGCGCCTTGCGCTGGATCTCGGTGTTGTAGACTTCGGCGTGGTAGCGCAGCACGCCCGGCCAGCGCCCGCCGGCCTCGAGCCCGCGGCCGAGCAGGTAGGCTTCCGCCGGCGTGCCGGCGATCGCCGGCGAGCCGCGCAGGTACAGCCGCTTCGCGTTCTTGCGCGCCTTGGCGTCCTCTTCCTCGAGCTCGGCCTGGCGCCGCGCTGCCCGCTCGCGCGCCTCGGCCGCGCGGGCCTCGCGCTCGGCCGGGCTCAGCTCGGCCGGCTTGCCTGGCTTCCACTGGTCGACCAGGCCGAGCCGGCCCTTGGCTTCCTCGATCGCAGCGCGCGCATCCGCCAGGCCCAGCTTGAGGCGCAGCAGGTCGAGCATGTCGCCCTTGTCCTCGCCGGGCGCGGCATTGCCCATGTCGAACCACTTGCCGGTCTTTGGCCCGGTCAGGTGGACCCAGGCGCTTTCCGACTTGCCGTGATCCTCGATGCCCGAGAACATCCACTTGCTGCGGCACTGGCTGTAGCGGCCGTTCGGCAGCAGTTCGGGCGCCAGCTCGCGGGCGCGCTGGTTGATCTTGTCGGCGATCTCGCCGACCGAGTAGACGCTCATGTCCACGCCTTCCGCCGGCCCGCCTTGTGGGCGAGCCGGCTTCCGGTCATCGTGCAGTCGTCCACTACAGCACGAAAGAGACCTGGCATGAACGACGACTTGCGCGCCGAGCTGAACCGCCTCTGGACCGACATGCAGGCCACGCAGATGCTGCTGGCCCACGTAGCCGCAAAGTCGATGGACAAGGAGCGGATCGATGCCTGGCACGATCGAATGACGATGCACTTGGACGGCCGCCAGGACCTGGACGAGGGCCTGCGCGTCAACATGGGCAGGGCTCTGGATCATCTGGCCGTCCACCTTCGTGACGCCCGCCACGCCCGGGACGCAGGGGCCCCTCCTGGCTGAACAGCATGGCGCGATCGAGCGCGCCCTCATGGCTACCGATCGGCGGCATCTCGCCCGCCGCCGCGGCGGACTCGACCATCACGTGGGCGGGCCCTACATCGTAGGACGCCAACTCGTCTGCGCCGCCCTCCGGCTCGAAGCCGTGTTCGAGCAGCAGCGAGTGCTCGTAAATCTCCGCCGCCAGCGCCCGCGCCTGCTCGATCGTCAGGCTCGCCAGGAACACGCCGTCGCGCACCAGTGCGACGTGCCAGCCTTCCAGCACCCGGTGACCGAGCACGAGCGGCGGCGCCGTCGCCAGGCCGCGCGTCGCTTCGAGCTCGCCGGGGCGCTGGTCGAAGCTGGGAGACGCCGCGCCGGTCATCTGCGCGCCCGGCCGGAAAAATAATAATAGGTTAACGGACTTGCGACTCGCCGCCCCTCGGGACAGCTTGCTTTTCCACAAGAAAGATGGAGGGGCGCCATCGACAACGAAGAGACCATCGTTCTCACGCGGCTTTATCGTAGCTGGGGAAAAAGTCGTCGGCAGACACTTCCCCCGCCGTCAGCTCGCGCACCTTAGGCATGAAGTCGCTGCTAGGACGGCGGCGGCCACGCTCCCAATCTGACCAGACCATACGGGATGTGCCGACGCGTGTGGCGCATGCCTCCTGCGTCAGCCCCTTGGCTTTCCGCCATTTGCGCAATGGGTGCTCGCTGGCTCTCCGTTCCATTCGGAGACTAGTAAGCGATACGCTTACCAGTTGACAAGCGTGCGTTCGGGAATAGGCGTCTAGGCATGTCAGCGGATATCTTACATTTTGTAGCGGTGACCGAGGCACCCAACCGTATCCGCGAACTTCGCATGCAGGCGAAGCTCTCGCAGCAGGCGCTCGGCGATCGTATAGGCGTCAGCAAAGTCACGATCAGCGACCTTGAGCGCGGAAACATGATGCTGACCCTGGACTACATGCAGCGGCTCGCGGGGCCACTTGGCGTGCTACCAGGAGATCTGCTCAACAGCGCAGATAATCCCATGGCCATGACTGCCGAAGAACGTCAGTTTATTGACCGGCTGCGTAGTGCAAGCCCAGCTCAGCGCGAACAGCTGCACGCCGTTGCAGAGGTGATCGCGCCGTTGCGCGCCCATAGCGAAGATAGCGGCGAGGCGAGGAAACGGGCGTGAGGATCAGGGCAGCGCCGGTTCTGGCCGTGCTGCTGCTGCTGAACCTCTGTGCTACCGGTGCGCTCGCGGCGTACTCCATTTCGCGGCCAGACACGCGAGACCCCCTAGAAGAAGTCCCCGTCATGCCTGATCCTGCGAAGTCCGATGACGTGGGTCCTCGGCTCGTACAGGCCGAGGGACTGATCGCTCAGCATTCCAAGGAGATCGAGGCCGCGCAGGTGGCGGCGGATGCCGCCACAGCTGAGGCCAAGGCCGCCAAAGCCGAAGCCGCGGAGGCGCGAGCGCTCGCGGATAAGGCATGTCAGGTCTACAACATCTGCTAGGTGTAAGCGCATCGCTAACATTTTCGCTTGACCGAGTAAGCGATTAGCGAACATAACGGCCCCGTTCACACGAACGGAGGCCGCATGTCCCTGCATTCCCCCGTGGGTCTGTCCAGCGCCGAAGACGCCGACGAGCCCACCTGCACCCTGTACTACATCCGCCGACGCCTCGGCCGTCCCGACTTCAAGGAAGGTCGGATGGTCAAATACGTCGGCCTGCTGATCGCCGAGAAGGGCTTTCCGCCCCCGCTGCCCGACATGGTCGGCAAGCGCCTGGTCGAGCACGTCACCGTGCGCAGCCGCTGGCTCCGTCACGCCGTCGACGCCTGGCTCGAGGATACCCTTCCGCCCGACAACGCCGGCCAGGTCGACAAGGTGGCCCTGCAGGCCGCCGCCGCCGACATGGACGCGGCCGCCTTCAACCTCGGCGGTGGCCTGCGCGTCATCGCGGGAGGCCGGCCGTGAGCGGCGGGGTTGACCAAGATGAGGTTCGCGCTGGTGTGCTAGCCGGCTTGATCGCCAACGGCATGGAAGCCTCCGGAGCTCGCATTATTGCCGACGTCGCAGTTCATGCGGCGGAGCAGGCCATGGAGACGCTTAGCCGGGTCACCGAACCTCTTTCTGGCATCCAGTGGGTCAACGCGCATGGACTGGCGCTGCAGCTGCTGGAAACACTCGCTGCGGCCCATTCCCAGACACTGCAGGCGAAAGCGTCTGAGCTCCTGCCCCAAGGCAAGATCCGCACGTTCACCGTGGCGGCCGGCAAGTGACCCCGCACCGCGCCGCGATCGACAACCTCGCCGCCGGCCTGCTCGGCGCGCTGGGCGCCTTGGTTTGGTGCGCCGTGATCTGCCCGGCGCTCGCCGTGCTGATCGCCTATCTGTTCGGAGCAACCCGGTGAGCCGCTTCGTCGCGATCTACGTGGCGCTGCTCTGCGCCGGCGCCGGTCTCGGTGCGCTCGTCGCGGTGGTCAACCCGTGAACCAATCCTATCCGCCCCCAATCGCCGGCCAGAGCCATCTGGAAACGTCTCGCGAAACGGTCGGGTCAGCGGGCGCGCCGGGAAGGGAGCCGGCTCCCGGCGCGCAACCAGCCTCCGTCCATCAACCAGTTCCCGCCCAGCGGGTCGCACGTCCGTCCGCCGAGCCCGACCTTCCCCCGGGATCGGCGGACGGGCACACGCCGCCGGCGACGTTCGCCGGCGTGCCCGTCACGGCGATCGAGGACGTCATGGCCGAGCGTACCCGCCAGATCGTCAAGTTCGGCCACACGCTCGAGCGCGACCGCGAGCAGAAGCTCATGCCGATGGTCAAGCAAGTGGTCCGCTTGCTCAGCGGCGCGATCGACTACGTCCATTTCCACAAGCTCGAGCTCGCCCGCCGCTACCTGGTGCGCACCGCCGCGATGTGCCTCGCCTGCATCGACTGGATCGATGCCGAGCTCGAGGCCGACCATGCCGGAGATACGCACTGATGCGCCCGTTGCCCAATCACGACGGCGCCAGATCGCCGCATCCGGAGAGCATGCCGATGAAGCGCACCATTCACCCGGAGGCGGTTCTGATCGCCCTCCTGATCGCCGCAGCCCTCGCGAACTGCCTGTTCGGCCCGCTCGGCTGCACCACCATCGATCTGTTCTGAGAGGTTCCCGATGACCTGGAAACCGGACGTGATGCTCTACCACGCGAATTGTGCCGATGGTTTCGGCGCTGCCTGGGCGGCCTGGAAGCTGTGGGGCGATGACGTTGAGTACATCCCCGTAAGCTACGGCGAGCGGCCTCCGGAGGTGCTCGACAAGCACGTTCTGATCGGTGACTTCAGCTACAAGCGCGACGGCATCGACACGATCCTGCAAGGCGCCAAGAGCCTTATCATACTGGATCATCACAAGACGGCCGAAGCCGAGCTCAAGCCGTTCGCGGTTTACTCCAGACAGCCCGAGCGTTTCACGCTTGCCACTGCAACGTCGATGCTAGGAGACCTAGACCGCGGGAAACACCCGCCGGTCCTGGCCAACTTCGACATGAACCGCTCCGGCGCTCGCATGGTCTGGAACTTCTGCCATCCGGACAGAGCCGCGCCTGCGCTGATCGAGTTTATCGAGGACCGCGATCTCTGGCAGTTCAAGTACGAGATCACCGCAGCATTCGGGCTTTGGCTGCGCAGCGAACCCTTCTCGTTCGCCCGCTGGTCGGAGATCCACAAGGATCTGCAGACGCTTGATGGCCGCCTGCGCATCGAGGGTGAAGCGGCCGCGATGCAGCGGTTCTTTGATCAGAAGGTGGCTGAGATCGCCGCGCACCCACGCTGGATCCACTTGAGTGGCTACACCGCGATCGCTTGCAATTGCCCTAACATGTTTGCCAGCGAAGTGGGGCACAAGCTGCTCGACGCGCACCCAGGCTCACCATTCGCCGTGTGCTATTCGGACCAGGGCGAAACGCGCAGCTTCTCTCTGCGCTCCGCAGACGATCGTGTCGACGTTGCGGAGGTTGCTCGCAAGTTCGGGGGCGGCGGCCACAGAAATGCAGCTGGCTTCGGAGTGCCGCTCCCATGACCGGCCCGGGCCACAACAGCACCACCACCGACGATCGCCTGCGCCTCCTGGTCGAGCGCGTCGAGCGCCTCGAGGAAGAGAAGAAGGGCATCAGCGACGATATCCGCGACGTCTACAGCGAGGCCAAGGCAGTCGGCTACGACGCCAAGACGCTGCGCCAGATCGTCAGGCTGCGCAAAATGGTGCCGGACAAGCGCCGCGAAGAGGAAATGCTGCTCGACACCTACAAGTCGGCGCTGGGCCTCGACTGATGCCCGCCCCGTTCGAGCGCGCCGCGCAGCCGCACGCGATCAAGCAGCGCATCATGGCGCTGTGGGATGCGAGCTGGTCGACCCAGCGGATCGCCCGCGAGCTCGGCATGCGCAACAAGGCCGTGACCGACGTCGTCACCCTGTTCCACGATCCCGGCGAGCACCGCGCCCACCGCCGCGCCATGGCCGCCAGCAGCGCCGTGTTCGCGGCCGCCCTCGAGCAGGCTCGCCAGGAGAGCGCACGTGGCTGACAATACCAAGATCGAGTGGGCCGACGCCACGCTCAACTACGTCAACGGCTGTTCACTCGCGTCGCCCGGTTGCACGAATTGCTACGCCATGAAGCAGGCGCACCGCTTCCCCGTGCGCCAGGGCCTCACCGTGCAGAGCAAGGGCGGCATGGTCTGGACCGGCGAGGTCCGCATCAACGACAAGGAGCTGAAGAAGGCGCTGGCGTGGAAGCGCGGTCGCCGCATCTTCTGGAACGCGCATGGCGACCTGTTTCACGAGAACGTGCCCGATGAGGCGATCGACCGGCTGTTCGCCGTCTGCGCCCTGACGCCGCAGCACACGCACATGATCCTGACGAAGCGCTCGGCGCGGATGCGGGAGTATCTGTCGCGGCCCGCTGTTGAGGTCCGGATTGGTCTGGAGGCGCTCGGTATCGTCATGGCGGCCCATGCCGCGAACGCAGGCTCAACGCTCGGCGCTGGCGTGACCCTCAAGGGTAGCGATATCAATCCTGGTGCGCTCAAGCTTTGGCCGCTCCCTAACGTCTGGCTCGGCGTCAGCGTCGAGGATCAGCAGCGTGCCGACGAGCGCATCCCTGACCTGCTCGCCACACCGGCAGCGGTGCGGTTCATTAGCGCGGAGCCGCTGCTGGGACCGGTCGATCTGACAGCTTTGGAAGTAAATCAGGGCTGGGACGAAATGGATGCCTTGAACGCCGTCAACATCTCGGCGGAATGGGGGAAGTGGTGCGAGGCCACCGAGCAGACAGATGATGACGAAACTCTTGCTGGATTCGTTGAGCAGTATGGGCGTGAGCCTGACGGTAAGCCACTGCATCCGACACTCGACTGGGTCATCGCCGGCGGCGAGAGCGGCCCCAAGGCGCGGCCGATGCATCCGGACTGGGCGCGCTCGCTGCGCGATCAGTGCCAAGCGGCGGGCGTACCGTTCCTGTTCAAGCAATGGGGCGAGTGGTTCCCGTACGGTGGGATCGACGCGGACGGCCACCAGAACAGCATCACAAAGGGCGAGCAACCCGGCAAGTGGCACGAGTGGCCGAACGGAGGCGGGTTCTCGGTGAAGCTCGGCAAGAAGATGGCCGGTCGCTTGCTCGATGGCCGCACGCACGGCGAGTTCCCGGCGTGACCCCGCACCATCGCTACCCCGACGTGTCCTGGCAGGATCTGCGCGCCGAGATCGAGACCGAGATCGAGCAGCGCCGGTCGACCTACCAGCGCCGCGTTGAGAAGGGCATGATGCTGCGCGACGTCGCCGATCGCGAGCTCGCGATCGCGGAGGCACTGCGCGACGACGTCGACCGCTTCCGCACTGGCGCCGGTGAATGCCGCCATGCCTTCACCTGGCGCGATCGCCATGCGGCGCTCACCCGCGAGCTCGAGCTGCGCGCCCGCTACTATCCCGAGTGGATCAGCAAGGGCCGCATCACCCAGGCCGTCGCCGATCGCCGCCGGCGGATCCTCGAGTGCCTGCGCGCGATCTACGAGTTCGGCCAGGACTGGACGCCAAGCAACGGCGCACCCGCCCCGCTCTACCGCGACGACGGCGACCAGGCGCGTGCGGAGGCCCGCATCGAATGGCACACGCTGCAGGCCCGCCTCGCCGATCGCGACGGCCGCGCGGCCGAGCTCGACGGCTTCCTGCGCATGATCGCCCTCGACGATCGCCACGCGGCCAACGACGTCCGCGCCATGCTGGCGCCACAAGAGGAGCTTGCCCTGTGAGGTCTGCTGGCCTCGGGCCGATCGAGGTGACTGAGCATGTCTTGCCGCTGCACCGGCGGACGGAGGGCAAGCGCTGGTGCCCGTATGGCAGGACCAATCTAGACGGTCAGCCCTGGACTGTCGCGGGTCGGCTCGCCCAGGCACGCATGTGGCGGCAGTTTGCGGGAGCTTGGGACGGGATCAAAATCGATCGCGGGTTTGTGGGCTGGCCCCACGGCCACCGCGTCGTTCTCGGCCGCGAATGGATGGAAAAGGTACTCCGCGTGAGCAAGCGCGACTGTATCCGGCGCGCTCGAGCCAACCACTATCTCGCCCGGCGTCTGCGCCGCCTCCCTTAGTAGCGGATCCGCGCCCGGCGGCTCCGGGCAACTCGTCTAGGAGTATGCAATGCACATGACGCTAAGCAGCTGGAAGGCCAAGCGCGCCGGAGGCCGGATAACCGTCTCTGGCGTTGATGAGCACGGACAGACCGCGAAGATCCCCAACATCGACACGATCGAGCCAGCCTCGGGCTTTGCCGTCGCAACCGACAAGAACGGCACCACTCACCGGCTGCTCACCAACTGATTTGACACCCACACCGCAGCGCGGGCATCGTCCCGCGCTGCAAGGGACGCCGGCACGGGGCTGGCTCCAGGTCGAAAGGACCAATCCATGGTGGATCCCGATACCCAACACGAACGCTGGTGCCAGGCTGTGCAGCTGCTCGGCGGACCCCGCAGCGCAGCTGCTGCGATCGGCGTCGGCGAGAAGACGATCTACCGCCTGATCAAGCGCGAGAGCGACCTGCACGACGGCTTTCTGCACGACACGGCCGCGGCCCTGCAACGTCGCGCCCGCGAGTGCCTGGATCTCGAAAAGCTGATCACGCCGGCGTTCTCCCGCAACCTAGTCGACGCGCAGCCGCGCGAGACCGGCAACCGCCTGCGCCACCGGAAGGACTGACCATGGCGAAGATCAGCATCCCCTGCCTCGTTGGGAAGACCAACAAGGGCGGCATCACCAGCTGGTACTGGCAGCCGAGCAAGACGCTCGCGGCCGCCGGGTGGAAACCAATGTCCCTCGGCAAGGACATGAACCGCGCCATGGTCGAGGCGCAGGCCCGCAACGCCGAGGTCGAGCAATGGAAGCTCGGCGATCGCCGCCCCGCCGGCATTGCCCGCAAGGATCCGGCCGGCACCTTCGGCGCGCTGATCCAGCGCTATCGCCGCGAAGTCCTCGAGGGGAAGGACGCCTCCGGCCGGCCGCTGCTCGCCGACACCACCAAGCGCGGCTACAGCGCCGCCCTAAAGCGGCTTGAGGAGTGGGCCGGCAAGCATCCGCTGGCCTACATCACGCCGGCGCGCGTTCGCACGCTGAGAGACGCTGTGGCGCGCCCCGTGGAGGCAGGCGGGATCGGACATGCCCCCGCACATTCCCTGCTCAAGATGTTGCGCGTCGTCATGGGCTTCGCCGAGGACACTGACGCCATTCCCAAGGGCAGCAATCCGGCCACGAACTTTGACCTGGGCGCGCCGGCGTCGCGCAAGATCATCTGGACCCCCGAAGACGATGCCGCGTTTGATGCGGCCGCGTTTGCGCTCGGCCTTCCATCGATGGCGTTCGCGCGCGAGCTCGCGCTCTACACCGCCCAGCGCGAGGGCGACCTGATCAAGTTCACCGAGCACCAGCTTACGAAATTGGATATTCACGAGCTCGAGGTCAGCAGGATCCTCGCCGATCAGGACGGCATCGTGTACGGTTGGTGCTTCGCCCAGAAGAAGACCAGCACTAACGAAATGGACGTGCTGATGGAGATCCCACTCGAGCCGCAGATCCTCGGCCGGTGCCGCGCCGCCCTGCGCACCAACCGCGCACGCGATCGAGCCGCCGATCCGATCCGGCCGACCAGTTACGTGATCATCGATGACTACACCGGCCTGCCCTACAGCGAGCGCCAGTTTATCCGCCGCTGGAATAAGGTGCTCAAGCAGGCGGCCGTGGCGACCGGCCGCGAGGGGATGCTCAAGCTACACTGGCACGACCTGCGCCGCACCCGCGTCGTCCGACTGCGCCGGCGTGGCATGCCCAAGGAGATGATCGCCGCGATCACCGGGCACTCGCTGGCCAGCATCTCCGCCATGCTCAAGGTCTACGGCCCGGTCGACCCGACCATCACCGCCGCCGCGATCGCCTCGACGTTGACCCGCCGTGCGGGCGCCGAGCTAGAGGATGACCGTTCCAACAAAACCGCGTAAAGGCGGCCAAGTTTGAACGATTATCGCCTGCAAACCCGCAGAAATCCGTGGCTATGCAGTCTTTCTAGGAAACGACCCATGGTGGGCCCGTCACCCCCCCAAGATATCGCCCAGAGCAAGGCCGCGCTGCGCAGGCACTACCGCGCACTGCGGCGAGAGCACGTCGCGGCGCTGCCGCAAAGCATGCGCGCGCTGCTGTTCGCGCGGCCGCCGGTGCCTGTCGTGCGCCTGATTCGCGAGGGCGCGACCGTCGGGCTGTACTATCCCCATCCACATGAAGCTCCGACGCTGGCCTATGCGCGCTGGCTGCACGAGAACGGACACAAGCTCGCCCTGCCCCGCTTCGACGACCGCGACGCGCCGATGGCGTTCCACGCCTGGGCCGATCCTGTCTCGGAGGAGGACGAACTCGAAGTCGGACCCTTCGGCGTGCTGCAGCCAAGCGCCGACAGCGCCTCGGTCGTGCCCGACGTCGTGTTCGTGCCGCTGCTCGCCTTTGCTGCCGGCGGTACGCGGCTGGGCCAGGGGGGCGGGCATTACGACCGCTGGCTCGAGGCTCATGCCGACACGCTGGCGATCGGCCTCGCCTGGGATGCGCAGCTGGCCGAGAGCCTGCCACACGAAGCGCATGACCGTCCGCTCGCGATGGTCATCACGCCAACCCGCCTGTACGAAGGAGCGCGCTGATGCGTGAGGAACCGACGTGGCGCATCCCGGTGGGCGTGCTGCTGCTGATGGTCGCGCTGGCGGTCTATGGCGTCGCCATTGCCGCGTTCATCGCGCCATGGATCGCCGGCTGGCCGGCGCTGGCGCAGGCGCCGGTCTACCTGGTCCTCGGGATCGTGTGGATCCTGCCCTTGCGCCGCTATCTGATCTGGATGGAAACCGGCCGCTGGAGCGCCCCGGAGAACTGA